CGCCCGCCGCCCCGTACCAGCTCTTTGTGTTGGGGGTGTTGGCTGTTGAGTTGCCACCACCGCCACCACCACCACCACCACCAATGGTGCCGTTGTTGATCATGTACGTGGTGATGCCGTTGTCAAAAGCAATGCCAGGAGAACCAGCAGTACCCGCGGTGGCGTTCGTGAAGTTGATAACAAAGGATTTGCCCGAAGGTACCTTTGCTGTAGAACCGCCCGTACCACCAGAACCACCTGCCCCAATGATGTTGCCATTGTTGGTGACGGTAACCTGAGACCCGGAGGGATACGCAGCAGATGGACCCACGCCAGTTACTGGAAGGCGCCAGGTAACAAATGCTGGATAGCCAGAAGGACCAGTAATGGTCACCCCGAAGTTGACGGTGATAGTTGCAATGAGCGGCGTAGTTCCATCCCAGCCAGCCGCGCTTGCGCGTGTGCCGAGGCTGTAGCCGGTTGTCATGTTTGAAGACACGACATCATTGAAGACAAACGACTTCTTGGTGCCGTAGAACTGCGACAGCTGAATAGGGTTTCCTGACAGCGGGATCTGGGCACCTGAGGCTGGTGATTGAGCGAACGCACCAGTGCCAACGGCTACACCAGCAGGAACGAGACCCGCGCCACGGTAGTATTCGTTGATGTCGATTGGATTGGAGCCGCCAAATTCAGTCTGAACGTCGTTAAGGCTGATTGCGCCAGAGGTTGGGGTCGTCATGGTGTTCTTTGATTGCGTGGGCTATTTATCAGCCGATGGCGCCTAGGCGGGTGCCTGCAACTGCCCAGGTTGTAAGACCACCAGTTGAGCAGGCGCCTGCAGCACCGCCACCGGCACCACCAACATAGCCGTAGTTGACGTAGCCAGTGTCTGGCGTGCCGCCAGTTGAACCTGCATTGCCAAGGGTGCCACCAGCACCGCCGACACCGGAACCAACCACGCTGGCAAGGACAGCACGGGCACCGCCAGCACCGCCAACGCCCGCGACGTTGTAGGCTCCCGAAGTGACGTTTGAACCAGCCGAGTTGTTGGTTAGGTTCGTGGTGCAGCCTGAGGAGGTGCCACGAGCACCTCCTGCACTTGCGGAAACAGTGAGAGCCGATGTGGCTGGACCGCCGCGACCTGCACCACCGCCACCACCTGGCGCACCATACACACTGGTGCCCTTGCCTGAGGTGTCATTTCGAGATGCCCCGCCGCCGCCAGCACCGCCACCACCACCAGCAACGGCGCCGTTATTGGTCACCGTGATTGCGTACTGAGCGCGAAGTGCGATACCGCCAGCGCCGCCTGCACCTGCAGCGCCGATGCCGCCTGACGGGCCAATGGTGGTAATGCTTGATCCTGCACCACCTGCTCCACCACCGCCATAGATGCCGCAGGTGCTTGCGATGGTCAGTGCGAGAGTAGAACCACCCGGGAAGGTGACACCGGTGTCAAACGCAGGAGTGCCGGTAGATGTGCTACCAATGTAGATGTTTGAGCCTGAAAGCGTGACGTTGGCAATGAGTGCTGACGTTTGGTCCCAACCAGCGGTGACAGCCGCCGCCCGGAGGTTGTAGTTGCTTGTCGAGGTCGAGATGGTTGGGCTGAACGAGAAGGAAGTGACCTTCGTCAGACCACGAAACATGCCGATGCGAACGGTGCCTGATGTGGACACCGCGGTGCCGTCAGTGGCTGACGTGGCTTGACCGACTGGAACATAGCCACCGCCTGCACCACGGTAGTACTCGCTCATCGAGATTGGGTTGGCCCCGCCGAACTCAGTTTGAATTGAGCTGAGACCAATGTTGGTAGTTGGAGTTGTCATTCCTTAGCAGCTTTCAGTGCGGCAACTTCTGCCTTGAGTTCTTTGACGGCTTCGATGAGAACCGCTACGAGGTTGCCATAGGCAACAGAGAGCATGCCGTTTTCGTTCTCTTGAACGACTTCAGGAACTACCTGTTGCATGTCTTGGGCGATAACGCCGATCTGGTATTCGCCTGTGTCAGTGCGCTTGAAAGAAACGCCGTTCATGCGGCTTACCTTGTCAAGCGCGTTATGAATTGGTTCGATGTCAGTCTTGAGGCGCTTGTCTGAGAAAGCGGTGATGTTGCCAGAGGCAACAATCGCACCGGTGAAATTGTGAGAACCTGCAGTTTCAGACACGTAGTTGATGGCGCCGCCGGCAGTTGCAAAGCCAATGTAGCCTTCGCGTGTGGCACCACCTGCACGGTAGAACTCGACGTAGCCGGTGTTGGAAGCACCACCGCTTTGGGCACGAAGTTCACCGCCACCACCGCTGGTGATGCGAAGCGCGGTACCTTGTACCTGACCACCTGCAGTAAGACCACCTGTCTGAGTGACAACACCCGCATGAGTGACGTACCAAGCGTCTGTACCAGAACCATTGCCAATGCGGACGGCCTGTGCTGAGCCAGAACCACCATTGTCCCAGTTCAGAATGACAGCATTGCCAGCGCCCGAGTTCAGGTGTAGATTTGGCGTGAGCCGGATGACGCCGTTTGCAGGCGAAATACCTTGAATGGTTGTGACCTGACCCGAAGAATTGATGACGAAGGTGCCGTTGGCCAGCGATGCTGCACCGCTGTTGTTCAGTGCGCCGTTGACAAAGTGTGAGCCATTCGTGTAGGCACGGTAGCCTGCTGCAGTGGCTGAACCACCAATGCCAAGACAGCTATTTGCACGGTTCCAGTAGAGGTGCCAGCCGGTTGATGCGTCGTAGTTACCGCCGTTGCCGGAGCCGTCGAACATGCCGGTGACAGTACCAGACGCGCTTGACAGATAGATGCCGGCGTAGCCGCCGTTTGTGCCTGACGCGGTAAGTGAGCCGTAGCTGGAACCCGTGACAAGACCGGTGAAGGCAGTGTCAGCGTAGATGGTTGAAGCACCAAACTGCTCGTAGCCAGTGCCTGGGTTGTTACGAATAGCGATGCGACCAGATGGTTCAATCGCGATGCTTGATGCAACGACACCAGACCAGTGGAAGGCCAAGCGAGGTGCGGCTGCATTTGCGCTGCCTTGCGCGCCGCCGAGATTGGCTTCACGCACCTGCATGACGTTCGAGTACGATGAGCTTACAACTGTCGAGTAGATCGAGCCGACGCTGGAGCCCGTGGCAATCAGGTTTGTGGCATTCAGGGCAGATGTCGATGAACCATTGATATTCATCGTCGAACCAGATAGGAACGTGGCAACTGCCTGTGCCGTGCCTGAACGCAGGTAGTTATCACCCGTCTTGACCATCACTGCTGATACACCAGAACTCACACTGTTGTCGGTGGAGTTGAAGTATGAGTTGTTGATGTAGCCAGATGGGTCCGCCAGCACCACTCGGCTGCCAACACCCGAAGAAGCCGATGGCGTATAGCCGCTTACGGTCGTTGCATTTGCGACGCTAAAGTTGGATGGGTTGTAAACGTAGTGATTGACACCGTCGTTACCACCCCAAAGCCATGATGGCTGGCCTGCCTGGCCAGACCAGTTGAACGTCATCGCAGCGCCATTGCCACCGTTCTGTGCAAGCGTCGAGGCCTTCGCGGCGAGGGTGGCTGACCCAGCGCTGCCAGTAACGTTGATAGACCAGGTGCCTGAGGCACCTGTGCCAGTCAGAGTGGGCGCGTACAAGTTGAAGTTTGCCGCGGTCAGCGCCAGGCTGCTGTTGATCTGAAGGTTTGCGCCGTTCAGAAAGTACTGCGAACCATCGTAGTACAGGTAGCGCGTGCCTGAGTTGTTGCCCAGGTAGATGACGCCAGTCGTTGGCGAACCAGAACGGTATGTCGTGATGTCACCGTTGAAAACGGCGCCCGTAAGCAGCGCGTAGCCTGCTGCGGCGACACCGCCAAGGTTGAGCGCGTTGGTGGCGGTGGATGCCGTGCCCGTCAGCGGGCCAACGAACGAGTTAGCGGTGATGACGTTTGAGCCGAAGTTACCGGAGCCATCACGCTTGACAACAGCGTTGACGACGTTGGTGGTCTCAACGCCAAGAGCGATGCCAGCGAAGGTGATGCGACCAGTTGCGTCGACAGTGAAGGTCGGCATGACATTGCTGGAGCCGTACGTACCAGCAGTAACGCCCGTGACGTTGAGGTCCAGCTGACTACTAGTAAAGGTGAACTTGCTAGTTGCCGAGATATTGAGGTCGTTGGCCGTCGGTGAACCGAAGGTAAGACCGGAGCCGGCGCGGACCGAGACCACCGAACCCGAGATTTGGATACCAGCGCCTGAGTTGGATATACCACCGGCGGTTGTGAACTGGCTCCACAGCACGTTACCAGTGAAGCCGCCGATGCCTGCAGCTGAGTTCGTTTGGATGAAGCCGCTCTCACCATGCGAAAGGCCTGCGAGAACAAAGACGGCTGCACCGTCGAGCTCAATGCCTGTGTCAGCATCGATAGCGCGAGACCATGCGCCGGCTGAGACGACATAGATGCCATTCTGTGATGACGTTGTTTGGTTCTTGACAAGGACACGATCACCGCTAGCGACAGCGACACCATCAAGCGACTGGGTGCCGGCGAGCGTGATGTTGCCATTGGACGAAGAGGTGGCAGCCACAACTGGCTGCTTCCATGAGATGCCCTGGCTGAGATTGTCGACGTAGTTCTTGTTGACCGCGTCAGTGGCTGTGGTTGGTGTTGCCACGCCAGTGATGACGTGGTTGGACATGTCGAGCGAACCATTGATGAGAACGCTGCCAGAGATGGTTCCGCCAGTCTTGTCATACTTGTTCGCTGACAGGGCGTTGAGCTGAGTTTGCGCGTCAGACGTCAGACCGAGGGTGAGGTTTACAGCCGCGGCGGCAGCTGCCGGTGACACAAGGTTCAGGGCGTCAAGGAACGTATTCTCGGCTGAGGTCAGGTGGACAGTGAGGTCAGAGATGTGGGTGCTCAGCGACGAGGCAGTGCCGCCACTTGTCGACTGCAGGTTCGTGATCGACGTGTCCTGGTTCGTGTTGATCGTATCGATCGAGTTGAACTTGGACTGAACGTTCTGCGTGAGACCTGTCAGAAAGTTGACGTTCGCTGCCGTGAGCGTTGGCAGATTGAGCGCATCGAGAAACGTGTTCTCATTGGACGTCAGGTGAAGAGCAGGGTCGGCAATGTGAGCTGCAAGGGCAACTGCACCCGCTTCCACCCAAGAAGCACCCGTGTAAACGCGCATGGCACCGAGGTCGGTGCGGTAGAAAAGCTCACCAGTAGATGGGCTAGATGGGTCGGCGGAACCACTTGCCACCGTCGCGTTGACAATGACAGAGGATTCGGTGATCTGAGGACGGTCAATCAGCATGGTTTGAACCTGTAGAAGCTGGGTCTATTTATGACCCAGCCTGTCCTCAAGACTCGTACTTCGCCAGCTTGGCTTGTAGAGCATTTACCTTCGCGTTCAGTTCCTTCATGGCTTCAACCAACAGGCCGATGGTGGCGTTGTAGGCCACTGCTTTCATGCCTGTTTCCTCGTTGGTGCGAACAGCTTCTGGCAAAACTTCCTCGACCTCTTGAGCAATCAGACCTGCAGATGCGCGTCCGACGTTTTCCTTGTCGCCAGTCTTGTCATTCCAAGTAAAGGTCACACCGTTCAGCTTCTCAATCTTGTCAAGAGCACCAGTGATGATCGTAATGTTGTCCTTTGCGCGACGATCAGAAAAGGCGACGACGTCACCAGAGGCATAAAGGGCGCCATTGATGTAGGCCTTGTAGCCAGATGCCGTGGTGGAACCACCGATACCCATGCAGGTGTTGCCGCGCGACCAGTAGGTGTGCCAGCCAGTCGTCGTGTCGTAATCACCGCCGTTGCCAGAGGCGTCGAACATCAGGTGCGTACCCGAAGCCGACGACTGCATGCTGATACCTGCATAGCCGCTGGTGGTTCCAACAATCTCAAGAGTGCCGTAGGAGCCGGTGACTGAGCGCAGGTAGTTGGAGCCGTTGCTTGGGTACAGACCACCGCGAATGGTGACGTTGCCTGCCGTGTCTGCTTGGAAGCGGTACGTTGAAGTGCCATCAGACCAACCACCGATACGGAACACGTTGTCAGTGTCCATACCCATGTTGATACCATATACTCCTGGACGCAAGAATGAGATAGATGTAGAACTACCTGCAGATTGGAAAATTGTTCCTGATTGTTGGGCTGCACCAATAGAGACATTCAATCCCGTATACGTCTGGGCGCCTGTCCAGGCGTACGCATTGCTAACCGCGTTCGAGATGCTCGAGGTGTTGGTAGCGTTCGTTGCCGTGGCTGCGTTGCCCGTAACGCTGATGCCCCATGAGCCAGATGCATTCGCTTGAACAGAGCTCGTCAGTGATGCGATGGATGACTTGCGGAAGAAGTTGTCAGAACCATTGGTGACAATGACCTGCGAGATGGTTCCGTTTTCGCTGTTTGACGACGACTGGTTGAAGTACGAACCATACGTGTAGCCTGATCCGTCACGCAGCACGATGGTGTTGGCCGTGGCTGAAACGGATGGCGAGTAACCACCGACCTGAGCGGCTGAGCCCGAGATGTTGATGCCCCACGTGCCCGAAGCGCCCGTACCCGTCAGGGTCGGTGCGAACGAGTTGTAGTTGCTGCTATGGAGGATGGTGTTCCATGCGCCCCATGTGGTATCGATACCAGCGCGGAACTTCAGGACTGGGTTCGACGTGTTGTTGATTGCCGATGGTGAGAACAGGAGCTGGTACGATGGGTCACCGGTTGAGGCTGTCGTGCCAGCAAAGTTGGCATAGGTGATCAGGCCCGAGTAGTTACCAGTGGAGCTGTACAGCCCTGAGTTCTTGAACTCGGTGAAGATACCCTGCTGGTAGGTGTTTGGCGCCAGATCGGTGCCGCGCGCGCCGGAGGAACCGATGGATGAAACTGGCGTCAGGAAGGAGGTACCGTCTGTCTGAGCAATCGAGTTCGCAATCGAAGCGCGAGTTGCGGTGGCTGCGTTACCCGAGATGTTCATCGAGTACGTACCACCGTTCACTGTTGCATTCGGCAGGGTGCCTGTGAGATTGCCAGCAGCGAGGGATGTAACGTTCAGCGCGACGTCAGCAGCACCATTGAACGACACCGCAGATGCAGTGGCGGCGCCGGTGATTGAGAAGTTGCGAGACGTGGTCAGCGTAGCAGCTGAGCCGGTGTTGGTGATGTTGTACGTGCCAGACAGACGGGCTGATGCGATGGTACCAGTGAGGACCGTTGCATCAAGAGCCGTGACTGGGATCGAGATTGCTGCCGAGCCATTGAAGGACGTTGCCGTGCCGGTGGCACCACCCGAAAGAGCGATAGTGCGAGCAGTCTGCAGCGTGGTTGCTGTAGCAGCGTTGCCACCAATGTTGAGTGACGTTGCCGTGCCGGTAAGACCCGTACCTGCACCCGTGTAGAGGGTGGCTGTCATGTTGCCCGAGACCGTCATCGCGCCAACAAAGGCGTGGGTGCCAGAAACGTAGTTCAGTGTACCAGTATCGATAGAGGTGTTCGTCGACGCAAAGCCAATGTAGCCTTGACGGTTGCCGCCAACATAGGTGAACTCGATGTAGCCGGTGTGGGTAGCGTCGCCTGCCTGCAGGTCAACGTAGCCATTTGCGCCGGCGCCGGCAGCGATTGTCGAGGTACCTACGATGCTACCAAAGTTGGTCAGCGTGCCGTTGATGGTAACTGCCGAAGCGGCAATCTGCATCGTGTTGGTGGCTTGAGCACCGAGGAACAGCGAGGACGTACCGTTCTGCGAGCGAATGTAGCCGTTTGAGCCATCATGCTGGATCAGCAGATTTGCAGCACCATTCACATTCAGATTCGTGCCGCCTACGGTGACGTCACCGCTGGTCGTGATGGCACCCGTCGATGCGATGCGCAGACCCTTGGAAGATGCGGACCAAGGACCAATGACGAGAGCACCGGTGTCAATGGAGCCGGCGGAGAAGCCGAGCAGTGCATCACCAGCCTGCACTAGATTGTTGTATGAGCCAAGGCCGGCGCGTGGCACCATGAACATGTCATAGCCGGAGCCATTGGACACGTCGATGTGCTTGACTGAGGAGGTTGAGCCACCACCGATGTTGGTGTTCAGCGTACCCGTCATCGTGTCACCGGTCTTGTTGACGGCGTCAGTCAAACCATATCCGGCGATGGTTGTTGGGTTTGTACCAGCGGTGACTCGACCAT